ATTGGTGGTGATAGTAGAATAGGAACTAAGTATCTTAACTATGGATTTGGGTTTGGTGGCCCTTGTTTCCCTAGAGACAATCGTGCATTTGCTGCATATGCAGAGAAGATTGGTGTGCAAACTCCACTAGGTGCTACCACAGACAAGTTTAATGATGAGCACACAAGATTCTTAGGTTTTCACTATGCTCAACTTAATAAGGAGAGATTACCATATTGTTTCAAATACTTGACTTATAAGGAAGGAGTAGATATCCTTACAGAAAGTAGACCATATGATCTAGCAATGTTCCTTCTAAACTCTGGATACAAAGTATACTGTACAGATCTATCACTAGAGGGTAAAGTTGATTCTAGAATCATATTTGATACACCAACGGAAGAGGTTATCAGTATTGACTTATGAATATAGACTACACTGAAAAGAATAAGTCTGCCCACAAACTAAAAGGTGTTGGCCCTATCTACTGTATCAATCTTGATGGTCAACCAGAGAGATGGGAATATATGCAATCTCAATTTAAATATTGGGAAGTAGAAAACTATGAGAGAATATCTGCATATGATGGTCGTGAAGATGATCTAAGTGACATTCTTGTTGGTAAGTATCCAAACAACATGTCTGGTGGTGAGATAGGATGCACAACATCACATCTCAAAGCAATGAAGCACTATCTACAGACAAGTGATTCACCTTATGCAATCATGATGGAAGATGATTGTAGTTTAGATTTGATCCAGTTTTGGAACTTCACATGGAAAGATTTCTATACAAGTTTTCCATATGATTATGATGTAGTTCAGATTGCTATTATATGCACAGGTGATATACACACCAGATTACATAAGAGATTTGTAAATGATTTCTCTACAGCATGCTATGTAATCAACAGAACTCATGCAGAAAAGTTAGTAAAGTTTCATTGTAGGAAAGATAAGTATAAACTTGATCAAGGTGTAAAACCAAGAGCAGTTGCAGATGATTTGATCTATAATTCTGGTAATACCTTTGCCATACCACTGTTAGTTTACAGGTATGAACTAGGTTCTAGTATCCACCCAAATCATATAGATGCATACCACAGGGGAAATTATGAAGCCCTGACAAACTTCTGGGCACAGAACGGATCTAACATTGATATTCGTGAATATATGAACTATGACCCCTATTTGGGTAGGATAACAGAGAACTCAGCAGCACAACAGTGACAGACGGATAAGTGGTTGTCACATGTTGACATGTTTTTGAAGTTTTGATATACTAAATACATTCAACTGTCACATGTGACAGTTTGGTATAGTCGAAGGGCCCGAAAGATCGTAACCCTATGGCGAATGTAACAATCATCCCATGTCGGGGATGGTATCATCCGCAAGGGTTTTTTATTGCCCATGCGAGAAAATAAACAATACAAATGTCTATCAAGTCTAAAATCGCAGCAATCGCTGCCTCTCCATTCCTTTTCGCTGGTGCTGCTTTTGCAGGCCCATACGTCAATGTAGAGTCTAACGTTTCATATCCAGATGGAGATTACTCTGGTGCAACAACAGATATCCATATTGGCTACGAAGGAACAAGAGGAAAACTTGGATACTATGTTCAAGGTGGCCCAGCATTAGTTGCTGTGGATGGAACTGATGGTTCAGAAGGAGAGATCTCAGGTAAGGTTGGTGCTTCTTATGCAGCAACAGATGCTTTAGGTGTCTACGGTGAACTTTCTGTTATCACAACTGAAGTAAACAACGATGACCAGAAGAACTGGGGTGCTAAAATTGGTGCTAAGTTCAATTTCTAAGTTGTAACTTTACAATACAAAGACCTCTGTTAACTCAGGGGTCTTTTTTTGTGACATATCTGTGACAGTATTCTTAAGTTATGTTACGAAACAAGCATATTTACCTATGTTCGGGTTCCCACATTGTTAAATTTGTTGACAAAATTTAATCTTTTATATATAATTATGTTACGTTACTTAATAAAACTTAATGACTGTTACAACTGAAAGCGGTGGAAGACAG